GTGGTGGCGGTGAATTGTTTCTTTATGCATCTAGTCAAGAGAGGGCCAGAATCACTGCGACGGGCAGCTTCCTTCTGGGTAAGACTGCTCCTAGCATCTTCGTAGCTGGGTGCGAAATGCACGCTTCTGGTTATCAAATTTTAACTAGAGATGGTTCCCAATGTCAGTATCTAAACAGAGACACATCAGATGGCGAGATCGTTAGTATCCGTAGAAGTGGCACACCAGTTGGCTCTATTGCTGTAACCTCAACAACGACATCCTACAACACCTCATCCGACTATCGCCTAAAAGAAAACGATGTTCCAATGACCGGCGCTACTGAGCGAGTCAAAGCACTGCGGCCGATTAGCTTTGCGTGGAAAGCGACTGGTTCACGAGTTGATGGTTTCTTTGCGCATGAGTTGGCGGAGGTGGTGCCAGAGGCAGCAATGGGCACTAAAGACGCAATGATGGACGAAGAGTATGAAGTTACTCCTGCAGTTGTAGATGCAGAAGGTGTAGAGATTGAAGCTGCTGTTATGGGCACTCGATCCGTACCTGACTACCAAGGCATTGACCAAAGCAAATTGGTTCCATTATTGACTGCAACGATTCAAGAGCTTATCGCTCGCATTGAAATCTTAGAGGCTAAGTGACATGACCACTCCGTGGTAATCACGCTGTAGTCAAAGAAGGCTCCTTGTGGGGCCTTTTATTTCAGTATATTGGAGAAGTAATGGTTGGACCTAAGAGAGAGACTCGCAGAAGAATAGCCTACTGGACAATGGGATTGATTACCGCTGTAGTCATTAGAACATTGCTACCAGTAGACCTGCCTGCACAAGCAGCAGGGTTGCTAATGGTAATTGTACCAAGCCTGGTAACGATCATCGGTGTGTTTATTGGTGGTGAGACTTACGGGGATCATAGCGAAAGAAAGACTGGGGGAGAGGGCTAATGTGGCAAGCTTTAATAAAGCCTATCGTTGGACTAGCAACGACTGTAATACAGGGAAAGCAGAGGGTTAAGGAAGCAGAGATAAGCGCAAAGGAAAAGTCTATTGCTGCTACGGATAATTGGGAGCTGGAGGCTATGAAGGCCTCTGGTGGTAGTTGGAAGGATGAGTTGTGGACCTTATTGTTTGTAGCAATTATTGGTGCATGTTTCGTTCCGTCTATGCAGCCGTATGTTGTTACAGGATTCCTGGCATTAGAAGCAACACCTACATGGTTTCAAGTTGCTATTGGTATGTCAGTCAGTGCAAGCTTTGGCATAAAAGCCTATAGCTTGTTTAATAAAAAATAAGGGGAAGGTAAGATGGCTAGAGATTACAAGGCAGAGTATGCCAAGTATCACGGTACGCCAGAACAGAAGAAGAAGCGTGCAGCTCGCAATCAAGCACGAGCCGAAGCGGTTAAGTCGGGGAAGGCTAAGAAGGGTGATGGGAAGGATGTCGATCACAAGAAGCCATTGCGAAGTGGTGGAAGCAACGCGGAAAGCAATACAAGATCTAGGTCAAAGTCTGCTAACCGCGCTGATAATGGTGGTAAGGGTGGCCGTCCTAAGGGCTCAAAGAATAAGAAGAAGTAGGATTATTCTTCTGGAGCAGAGAAGAGTTTCTTAATCTCCGCTAGGTTCTCATCAGTAGGCGCGTCATGGAAGACGCGTATCGCTGTCATTACTTCAACACCGAACACATGTACCATCGTCCCAAGCAGTCCCTTAGTCCTGGCGAACTGCAACTCTACTTCACTAAGTGCTTCTTCAAAAGCCTTAGCCCGCTGCTTATAACTAACTCGTTTCTTTGTCTCAGTCATTCTTATCCCTCTAGTTCGTATACACGATTCACTCGACCAACAAAGTCAGAGCGCATGTTATGATTGTTACTGAATGTAAAGAAGTCAATACCTTGCTGAGGATGCTTCTGGAACAAGTCAAATGCATGACTTAAACCATTCCGCTTACCGTCAGATGCGTACAGCTGTGACTCATCACCCTCGACAACTACAATAGAATCCTTACCGACACGTTCAAGCAATAGCTTAATCATGTTAGGTGGCATCTGCTGGGCTTCGCTAATGATGATGAGACTGTTATCAAATGTATCTCCTAGTACAAAGTTAGGGATGCGGAAGTGAATGCGCTTGCCCATGTCACACTCAACTTTATTCTTACCCATCAACTGCTCCAGTATCTTCTTAGCAGGCAGGAAGTGCGGTCCTAGCTTCTCAGCTTCATCACCTGGTAGGAAACCAATCTTGTCAATGCCAGCCTCCACTGGCGTTCGTACTACGATGATTTGTTTTGTTACGTCTCTAAGATACATGTATGCAAACGTGTGTAGAATAGCAGCAGTCTTACCAACACCAGCTTTACCAGATACCAAAGTCATATCGCTTGAGCGAATGATCATAGCAAGTTCCTTCTGTTCCTCTGATAGGGTCCATGTCTCCATTCCAGTCTGTGGTTGCTTGTACTTGTCTATTCCAGTGACTCGTGCTTTTTTCATGTTAGTACCTCTGATTTATAGGGGGCCGTACTGTTATCATTATTTGAATAATGGGTAACTATAGTGCTCTATTCTACTCGTCTTTCTGTCCGGTAAAGTATCTCTTATGGCCCCTAGTACTGGGGCACTGTGGAATTATGTGGCCGGTTTACTGGGATCATCTTGGCCGGTTTACTCGTCATGTTCTCCTATGTCAACTACCTCACAAAAGTTTCCGCTGCAAGCCAGCGTCTGTGCACCTACAGTATTGTCTCCTGACTCCAGTTCACCTAGGCGCTTCCAGTCTATGTCCTGCGGGATTGCAGGAAGTAGTTCGTTATATTGTTCCTCTGTTATCTCTTCGTAGGGAGCCTGTACATAACTATGACCTTCATAAGGCAAGAAGCTAATACCGCTGATGTCATCAAAGTTTTTGTATACAAAGCTACCAACTTCCAAGAAGTTATCGTCATTGTAGAACACAGTAATGGATGGCTTATGCTCACACCATTGCTTTTGGTAGATCATCCACAAGCGTAGCTGATCCATTGCTCCAACGTCCTGCGTACATACAGCACCCTTTGGTGCCCGTTGAGGGAAAGAGAACACAACATTCTGGTCATTGTAAGCATCCAATTCATTAGGAATGCCTTCGTTAATCATGAACGTTGTAATAGGGTCTTTAATGTCCCCACGCACCCGCCGACTATAGAAAGGAGCAAAACGAGGATGGATGCCACTGGCACTATTAACAAGCTGAGACACAGTCCCAGAAGGCTTGACCGCAGTGATCGCAGTTGATTGTGGTATTTCAAGTTTGGCTGCCCACTCTTTGTTAATGTCAATTGCAGTTTGCTTTAGGCCACGTAGCCAAGCACCAAGTTCAAGCAGGTCACCCTGTCCGCTAAGCATCTTATGGTCCATGATGCCGGTCATACTCACACCGAGTAAGCGTTCTTCTTCTGTGTTGGTTGTCCATACGTCACGAAGATATACAAAGGTAGTGAAGGTTGACTGCATTGTTCCCAGAAACGCAGCAACTTCTGTCTTCTTATCTAACTCCCGAGGAGAGTCACCTTCTCGTACCACTATCTCTGTAAGGTTACAGAACTGATATGGTCGCAGGATGATCTCTGAGCAAGGGTTAGTACCAAACTGATGGTTAGGGTCTCGACGACCGTTAAGAGATGCTTGCTTCTGACTAGCTACTCGGTTAAAGATACCACGCTCACCTGACTTAGATTCATACAGGCTTTGCCATTCCTTTAGGAACGAGTGGAAGTCAGGTTTCTCAGTAAAAGCCACAGAGTTATTGGCAAGGCCGCGTTGACTATTAGAAACATACCACTCACCAGACTTAGCTCGACGCATCCGATCATCAGAAAGATTAGACAGGCTGATAAGGGCACTCCGACGTACGCCACCAACAACCACCACTTTACCAACTTGACATAAAATATCATGGGCTTCGATAGAAGTAATCTTACGCTTATGCTCATAGGCATCTAACAACCGCTCACGTATAAAAACAAACAGATCTACCAACGGCTGCGGTCCTGATGCTCGTCCACCAAAGCTCTTTAGTAGCGCACCACTAGGACGTACCTTGCTAACATCATATGTTATTGCAAAGTTTCCTTTGTACAGTTCGTGTATATATAAGCGAAGGGCACTTGCCCAACCATACTTACTGTCGGCTACTTCAACAACGTTGTTAACTACATGTGACAGTTCGAAGTCAGCAATTTTCTGTGGAACATCAGGCTCACCTACAAACTCCCCTACTACAGGGAGCTGAGTAACGTACTGACGTTCACAGCTAAAGCCAACACCTGTACCACACATCAAAATGTACATGGCTTCGTCAAACGAGTATAGAGAATCAATTGGTAAGTAGCTGCAGTTATAGCCAGCTACGTGATCCTTATCTAGTGCAGGGCCTGAGGACATGAGAGCCCTCATGGAAGGCATTACCTTTTGTTCTTTAATAAAGTAAGCAGCTTCAGCCAGGTTAGGGTGTAAAACACCTTTAGGTGTAAGACCTTTATCTTCCATAACATGTGACAGCGATGTAATGTAGCGATCAACTGTTTCTTCCCACGTCTCACGTCGTCCATCTTCTTCTCTCCATCGGGCATATCGGGATTGGTGTATGAAACCTTCATAGCTATTCATCATTCTTCACCCTCCACTGGGTATTTATAGTAGATTATAATCTCTCGGACATAGCGGAATGAGTAGCCTAACCAGCCTACCTCAAAAAACTTAGTAAAAACCACCGCATCAGTAAAGCCTGGGCGTATCGTTCGTTGCTCTCGCATGGCAGCATACAGATCAGCACCTTCCATTATCCCTTCAGGCACTTCCTCTACTGACTGGTACGCTTCAGATGAGAAGCCAATGAACGGTAAGATATCTCCAAATAATTTCATAAGTATTTCCTCAGTAATCGGCTCATAGACACTTCTTCGAGATCGTAGGTACCTTCCGTGACATCATGCAGGATAGCCATACCACGATAGTGCTGTGTGTTCTTCTGTGGTCCCATAAAGTCTTCATTGTGTTGGTAGAAAGCTCCCATTACAAGACCTCTCATACGCTTACCAGAAGCGTCATAGGCATCACCTACTTGCTCATGCTGCTGGTGTCCCATGATGAAGCTACACTTCAGATTGTTAAGCTTAGCATCACATGTCCCTGCTACTGGGTAGCCAGTAAGAGACTTAGGATTCACAAAGTAGTGACTATATAAGATACCGTCTATGTTTACAGGCTCAAGGAACGGATATGTTTCCCAACCAGACTTCTCATACTTCAGATCTCCTAAACTAATTACACCCTCTAGGTGATTAGGGTTGGATTCAATAGCACGGTTGATTCTGTTCTCGTGATTGCCGTAAGTCATTACCATTCGAGGGGTATATAGCTTCTTCTTATTCTTACGCTGATGGCGATTATGCTCCCGTATTGGATCAAGCAATGCTCGCATCGACTCTCTTGCAGCTTCAATGTCTGCTGAGTAGCGTTTGCCCTCGTGTGACTTAGATCCTGGCTTGTCGTATACGGACAGGCTAGGCATGTCAGCAAAGTCTCCGATACAAACCACTACGTCAGGTCGCTCATCTACAATGAGACGGCCAGCAGCTGTTAGGTGATCTGTAGGAGTTCCTTTCTTAGCCTGAACATCAGGTATTAGTACGTGCTTCATAACTCTGACTCCCTCTTCTCAATCTCTCGGTTAACGTACCACACTGCTTTCTTGAGATCCTCGATGGCGTCAAGCTTCTCGTCACAGCGCATGATGTACTTAATAGCATTGCCGAGACAGAAGTTCATATGCTCGGTGATCAGGATGACTTCGACTCCACTTGGGTGCGAGGTGTAGTGCTGTGGGTGATTTACATTGTCAAAGCTTCTCGTGTTCATCTAAGCATGCCTCCAGTATCTCTATAGCCTGTTCAAGCTCTTCGGGGAATATGATTTCACTTGGGTCTACAAAGTCCTTTAGTAAGTCAAGGATGAACAGAGTCTCCAACTTGGTCAGTTCAATCATCAATAGCTTCCTTCTTAATGAATTTCTTATCACACCATTCTTCAGGCAGATTCTTTAATGTGTAATGCCTAAAGCCATTTGACTCAGCCCACTCACCGTGAGATAAGCGTGTACGATCCTTTCTACGCTGTGCTCCAGGCATTGGTACGTTAGGAGACATGAACACAAACACAACTTCTACTTCAGGATTAGATTTCTGAACTGCTTGATACTTACGAGCCTCAGCCCTAGTTCTGAATCTTCCCTTAGCTTCGATCAGTATGTTCTTGTCTGCCTTAGGTACAAAGTCTGGTATGTAGTTAGCTTCCCATGTGTATGCTACCTTGAAGGGCTCATACAAACAGTTCTTTAGTTTCTTTGACAAGTCAACTTCAAACTTGCTTCTCATAAGCGAATCACCGTGATAGTATTACGTTGGTTCCGGCTGAGTGATCGGCGGGTTCCACATAACATCAAACTCTCTTAGCATCCATAGTAGACGGCCCTGTTGAACCATGTACTCCCAGTCGTATCCCTTCTCTTCATACACACGCCAGCAGATGGAAGCCATACGCTCAGCTGTAAGTGCATGTGGTAGTATGTCGTGTGCGGTTAGCTTGCCGATTCCCTTGACACCCTTAATGTTGTCGGTAGGATCACCACTAAGTAGTTGTCGGTAGAAGTTTAGATCAGCTTCCTCAGGGCTAACCCAATAAGCTTTTTTCTTATCGTAATTATAATGCCATCCTGATGTATTGTCAAGATCTTTATCAATACTTACAATAACATTATTTACTTGGTCTTGCAGTAGTAGCACACTGATGTGATCATCTACTTCAATACCGTCTATGACCTGTGCATCCCAGTGATCTACCAGATGTTTTCGTATCTGCATCTCGTGAATGGGACGAGTCATTGGATCTCGTTGACCCTTGTAGTTAGGATCAATGTCGTAGCGGAAGTTTCCCTTTCCTCCTATGTACGATTGGTAGGACGAGCAGCGTTGGTGCTCAATGATCGACACCATCTTGTTGTCTAAGTTGCTAAGGCTGTTAGCTAGCGGCCCTGCCTCCTTATGGAACTCAATGGTAAGCGTCTCATCTCCATCAACGAACTCATCAGCGTCTTTCTTGTATTGGTACGAAGCGACGATGTTAGGCCCTGAGTAGATCAGGTAGCTACGCTTCTCGTTAGAGCAACCTGCCTTGTAGATCAAGCTGTCAGCATCTAGTAGGAAGTGCATAGTGTCTCCTTATACTGAGAATGGATAGGACATTGGTGGATGGTAAACGTAATCAGCAGCTGTGAAGTCGAACACGTCAACCCAAGTCTCAATGTCATCTAGTGTATATATCTCAGGATTGATGTCCAGAGTACATATAGGCATAAAGTCACGCTTAACTTGTTGCTTAAGTAGCTCTACTTGATCTTCGTAGACATGGGCATTGACTATCTTATGGTATGCCTTGCCAGGCTTGTGACCTGTGATCCTTGCTACAAGAGCTAGCAGCGTGTAGACCTGAGGCATGTTGAACACAAGACCGAGCGGCACATCTGCAGAGCGTTGGTAGCTGGTCAAGTGCAGAGTGTCACCTACTAACGAAAATGTATGTGTATGCATACAGGGTCGCAAGCAACCACGATCAAACTCACCAGGATTGTAGAAGGTTAAGATCTCACCTCGATCATCAATGCCTCTAGTGAGGTTATTGACTAACTTTCTAAGCTGATCTATCGTGCCATCAGGGCCTTGCCAGTTCCTTCCTTGAACCCCATACACACGACCCATATCGTCACGACCTGTACGGTGAGGGTTAGCTAACCATGCTTGATTGTAATTAGCATTGGCATCCCAAGTCCGACAGCCTATCTGTCTAAACTGAAGGGCATTATCATAACCTCTAAGGTATCCTATAAGCTCCGCAATTGCAGGCCTAAAGAATGACTTACGTGTCGTTACTAGCGGAAACTTCCCACCTCCTACGTCGTAGACTAAGTCAGCATTAATCACTGTCAAGCAGCGTTTACCTGTCCGCTCGTTGGTGACCCACTCTCCTTCATCTAAGATGCGCTTACAAAGCGTTACGTACTGATCAGTCATTTGATTTCTCCTTATCAGTAGAAACGAATCTTAGCACCAACCATGACAGCGTTGATGCCACCATCAGCCTCTGGCGTATTCAGCCCAGATATGTGCTTAACTTCGACGAAAGAACCATTTAGAAATTCCATGACTACTCTAGCTTCACCTATAAATAGGTCATAGTCGTTCGTGACCATCTCCTCTTCCACGCCCCATACCGAAGGCATCGCCTGCATGCCTACTGAACCAGTGACGTAAATTTGTGTAACAAAACAAAACGTAAGTAAACATTCCATCCGACCCCCTAAGGGGCCGAAGCCCCTATTAATTAACCCATGAACTGACTGTGTAACTCATCCAGCTGGATAGCTATGTAAACAGCAGAACTGTACGACGTAGCCTGATCAACGATCTCACCTGTCTTGCGATAAACTACAAGCCAGCAATTGGGCCATTCATCAGCAAGGATATCACGAGCAGGGTCCCGATACACAGCGTAATGCTTAGCGCTGAAACGTTCACTATTCAAAGTCGCGGTTAGATACAGCAATTTCTAACTCCTCTAGTACAAGCCCACCATTCTCCACAACCTTGTCTGTCTTGGTGTGGAATGTGTTAGTCATATCATCTATGAGTGCCAACATGGCATCGAACTGATCAGATTTCTTAGCAGGCAGCGAGACCGCACCAGCATTAACGATTACCTCTAACAGGTGGATGGCAGCATTACGACTAGCTTGGTATTGAATAGCTAACTGTGTGCTGTTAGTACGGACTGGACCAGACTGAGCTGCTGGAGCACCCTGTTGTTGCTGAGGGGCAGGAGCACCGCCTGCTTCGACACGTACCGTTGATACCTCTACGTTCTTGAAGTTACCGTTCTCTTTCCAGCTGAAAGTAATTGTGTCGCCTTCCTTGAACTTGGTAGGAGCAAAGCCGTGACCAAACCATGTGTCTTGGCCATTGACCTGTACTACGAAGTTGTAAGACGTACCGCCCTTGTTGCCAGCAGGCTTAGCAAGGATTTTCTGAACTGTACCAGTAGTTGTATTCATCATAATTTTGTAGCCTCTAATTTGTATGGGGGTGCGATCGATTCTACGATCTCTGTGCCTTCTGTCCAGTACTTACCAGCCTTGAAGCCAGTGCCTAATGGAACATTGAAGTCGATATTATAAACCAATTTTAGGTAAGTGTAAACACATTCCGTAAAACATTTAACACCTATTTCTCTTACTTGATCTACCTCCTCTGGATGGATCTCCATGACCACTGAGTCGTGAATTGTGTTAACGATAAAGCTACGTAGACCAGCATCATTCATTGCATGCCACATGTACGTTAGCGCGATTGGGATTATGTCAGCAGTAGCAAAGCCCTGCACAGGATAGTTGCAGATCTGAGTTGTGTTGATTACATAGCCGCCACGTCCTTGGTATTTTGTTCCTGGATAATGGTACTGAAGTCCCGTAATTGTCTTGACTTTCTGACGAGCAAGTGCTTCGTCAATCCAACGCGATTGGGCTGCTGCAATACCTTTATACTTAGCTTTGAAATCCTCATAATACTTTTGCTCTGCTTTTGTGCCACTGCTGCCTCCAAATACCTTATATTCAACACAGGTCGTTAATCTGTGCCCGTTCTCTCATGAACTGCTATATGTCCCCATATAGAGTAGACTATATCATCACCCCTTACTAGGGGGCTAGGCGCTTCCACTCACTTGAGTGTACGAGATCTCTCTCTAGTCGTTGCACTTTCCTTGAAGTTATTGTGCACTTCATGCTCTGTTGCGTGACATGATTTACATAACAACTCAAGATTAGATTCCTCGTGATTTGCATGATTGTGGTCTTTGTGGTGAGTAACCCAGTGCCATCTGGACATCTCCCATGTATCTAAACCACATCGTTCACAGTATCTAATCTTCTCTCTATACTTTCTTGTCTGTGTTTGTGAAACGTAGAACCCGTGCTTATAATTAGGGTGTGCAGAACCGGCTGGCGCACCTTGACCTATCTTACAGCCACGTTCCCTTCTACGATGTGCAGCTCTGTTTTTGTTCTGTAGCCTAATCTCCTCTTTGCGGAGAGTAATGCAAGTGCTACAGTACTTTGCAGCAGGCCCGGCACCAATGAACCCAGTTCCACAACTACATATTTTATTAAATGCCATATATTCAAACCTTGCTTTTAATGAAAGTGGTTTTAATTATATAACAGAAAGTATAGATTGTCAAGGCTTAGCTCAGGATTATCTGTTCTAGACTTCCCCTGAATTCACCTAGTTTTTCTGTAGTAAATTACTCTACTAAGCCGCTAATGTTAACGGTTTGAATGTGTGGGCCTTAGCTCCTTGACGGTCAGTCTTCTGACCAGCGTCTGTCATTACCTTGGCTGTGTAGCTGTGAACATCGAATCCATTCTCAATGTCACGCACTGCCACGATATCTTGCCCTAGGAAAGCAGCTACTCGAAACTCTAACTGCGCGCCGTCTATCTCACCAATGAGCCAATCCTCATGCCTAGCTTTAAACATGGGCTTAAACTCTCGTGCTTGGTTCTGGAACTGAATGCTATACTTCAGGCCACTACTACTTAGCCGCTGTGTTGTCGTGCGAGACTGGTTGAACTGCGCCTGCAAGATGTCGTCATTGTCAATCACTTCCTTGTATGTATTAAGCGACTTAGATAGCTTAGCGTTCAAGTAAGCGTAGCGAGCATAGACTTCTAGGAAGTAACGCTGTGCTTTGTTCTTACCCTTAAGCGATAGCAGTGTAGATTGGTCAGTCTTACGTCCGTCCTTAGTGGTTCGTATGGGTTTCTTTTGTCGATCAGTAAGCTCTGCAATGCCGAGTGTGTCGTAGATGTAGGTAGCTCGTTGAACCGATGACTTCAGGTTGATACCACCAGTCAGTTCGGACAGCTGCTCTTCTATCGTGTTGAACTCTCGGATCGTTGCTGTGTACATGTCAGTGACTCGTTCCTTGTCGAGACACATACCGGTAGGCTCAATGGCTGCTAGCACAGGAGTTAGTATGCAGCGGGTCCATAAGCTTGATAGTATATTTAGTTCCACTAGCCGCTCACGCTGTCTCCTGAAGATCTTGTGTGTCACGTTAACATCATAGATGCATCGACGTTCAAGCAGGCTACGTGGTAGCGTAGATGGACAGATTCCCTTCTTAATACAAAGATCAATGTACGGCTCCTTAGTTGAGAAACCATAGCGATCTGCTACGATACCCAAGCCCAGACCTACATTAGATAGTCCAGCATATATCACATACTCACCTAGTAGCGTGTCGTACACCCTGACCTTAGCCAGATCCAGACCAGCCCTAGCTAACCACTGCAGCTCGAACTTAGCATTGTGAGCTACTAGAAAATCAGCAGCTTCAATCTTCTGGATGATATCTCTGAGGCTGTATTCGTTTCCCCAGTGGACAGTCATACCCTCGCTATGAGCTGTATGAACATACAGTACTGAAAGCACAATTGAATTCTCCTCAGTTAGTGCGCTTCCGTGGTTGACGTTAGTAGTCTCAAAGTCAAGGACTACGTAATTCTCTGAGTCATATGGTATCTTGGTTAGAAAATCATTCATCCGCTTCCTCGCTAAGCCCAGTCACCTTCGACAGCTGAGCGTTGAAGTTAACGGGTATGTGACTGTGGTTGGAGCTAATCTTATTCTTGGTTAAGCATAGCATCCGCTTATCTTGCTGATCGAATGACTCATCCATGCCGATACCAATCATAACATCCATCTGACCCTGAACACCTACGTTTGAGTAGTACATGTCGTTCTTCTCAATGCTGAGCTTACCGTAGGCACTGTCACTTGCTTGGTGCACGATGATGCTCACTAGGTCGTACTTCTTAGCCAAGGACCGCAGCTTAATAGCTAGGTACTCATTCTTCTCTACCTTGGTGAAGTTGGCCTTAGTCTCCATGTTAGCCATCTGGTCAACGATAATGACATCGGGTTCGTAGCGGTCAAGCATACGCTTAATGTCAAAGATAGATCCAGGTGCCATCTCAAAGAAGATGAGGTTCTGAAAGCCATTAGCCTCAGCACGTCGCCGTGCCTCAGGGCGATTGAGTGCTAACTCCTCACGATTCATACCAGTGAGCCGAGAGTAGAAGCGAGCGATCATACTGTAGGCTGGGTCTTCATTACCACAGTACATAACCTTAAGGCCTTGGTGCAGGAAGCCACTAGCAATGTTAATGGAGAGCAGAGACTTACCAACCTCAGTCGGAGCGTAGATAGCCATCTGAGTACCGCGAGTAATGCCACCACCTAGCTTGTCATTTAGCACGTTAGGGTAGACCTTAATCAGATTCTCCTTAGAGAAGACTGTAAGGATGTCGTCTAGGTCATGGTTGATGAAGATGGACCCTGCTGCATCAGCATCTGTCATATCACGGTAGAAGGTGAACTTCTCCATGTAGGCAGCTATGCGGCTTTCGTCCTTAGACATCAATGCCTCAGCTAAGTGCTGGGCTGTAGCTTCTTGCTTTAACTTCCTAAACTCAGACAGAGCATTAGGTATAGATACCTCTTCGAGACCAGATATGATTCCCTCAAAGAGTTGGTAGTGTTTAGGCATCTCTGAGCGGATGTGGTCAATAAGGAAGCTCTTGTCTACACAATCAGCATTCTCATCATTGTCGTAGTACTCCTTAACAGCTGTAGCAATGATCTTGCCTTGATCAGTGAAGTCATCATCGATGTCCATCACAGGCTCTAGGGTGTCGTAGACGCTGCGATCGTGTATCAGTGCAGCTAGTATGCGGCGTTCGCTCATCGTAACATCCCCTTCCAAGTATCATTCATCACAGACCAACTATGGTGTCCGCTGGGTGTGTCATCCCAAACAAAGCCATGCTGTAATGCGTATTCAGGTGTAATAAGCTCTAGGTAGCGACTGACTCGTGCCTTACCCATTGTGTCGTAAAGCTCATCCAGCATGCCATGCTCTGATAGTATAGTCGTAAATAATTCTCTTTCGTTAAGATTCATAAGCTCTGTAACTCCTCATGGTTCATGTCTTTTGGATCGCGGTCGACAAATATAACCTCAATCGTATCGAATGTCAACGACAATTGTCGTTTAAGTTTAATTGCCTTAGCTATAGCGTCATTGTCTAGGCAGATGCGGAGATGCTTAATGCCTATGTCCACAAAGAAGCTTAGTAAGCCATCAGTGATGTTAGTGCCAGCTAGTGCACATACCGGCACATACGGTGCCATTGCCTCAGAGCTAGGGATATCCTCTACAATGTACAAGGTGTTCGTTATGCTTTGATTAGCAGGGAAGTGACCCCAAGGCGTAGATGTAATCTCAACTACGTTCTTGGCTTTAGGACCACTCCACCAGGAATTGAGTTCTTTGTAGTGTCGGCTAACATACCCGAGACGCTGACCGTAGAAGGATAGGACTGGGTAGCATACCAACTGGTGTTTCGTGTCCCACTTGGGAGCAACTGAGAGCGTCTTAACTGGTAGCGCATAGTAGTATTCCTCGGGTAGATTGGTTAGTTCTAGTGGTGGTATTTCTTTAATAACTTTCTTAAAGTTTGCTGGAGCCAGACCACCTGATGTCTTGTGCAGAGCACCAGATAGCCCACATCTCATACGGAAGCATTGAAACAAGACAGTGCCATCCTTAACCGTAATGGAGAGCGTCTTTTCGCGGTTACCGCATTTAGGGCACACCGCCCTTGCAGACGCACCCTCATCTAAGTCAAGCGATAGGTTCTTGATCTCGAATTCTAAATTCTTCCAGCTCATCTAGGAATGCTCCTGCTCGTTTCAATGGTATACCGTAGCCTTCAAGCTTGGTCCAGCTTAAGCACAGCCGCACCTCATGGTCTCGTACAGAGAGAAAGAAGTGTACATCCTCATGCCGTTGGCATAGCGCAGCGAAGAATGCTGATGTCTCTATGCGATGGTTGTTATCCTTAGCGAAGTGTAATACTTCCTCAAGGCCGCAATTGAATAGGTTAACTTGCAAGTTAGTCATTTTGATTTCTCCAGTGTTATCTCACGAAAGTCTATCTCACGGATGGTGCCATCAGCTTCCAGGAAGTAGTCATAGTCCCAATCTTCTTGATCGTTATCTACGAACTCCTCATCAACTTCTTGGTCATCATTGTACTCGAACATCTCAGGTAAGTCAACTTCATCGAAGTCATTATAATCAAATTCAGGTAAGTTCATAGTTATTTGCTCCATTGCTGCGCCATTGCTGCCGCTATTCCCGTGAATGTAGTAGATCTAATTTTCCAGCGATCCGGTGAAGGCGGCAGATAGTGGAGGCGCTGACGCTCGTTGATTGGTAGCAGCATCATTGCCTCATATACATTATCTGTCTCCACAAGCGGCTCAAGGTTGTGCAGGTGTAGCCCTGTTTTCTTCTGTTCAGTATGCCCAAACTGCCAAGGCTGAACGTAGCTGGCTTTTGGCATTCTACCAAGCCGGTGCAATACACCAACAGGGTTTTCAAAACAGACTGAGTGAGCCTTTCGCTTTGCCAACTCCCAGAAGGCCATTGTCCATTCAACAGATGCCAATCGCTGGTCATACTTCTGCTTTCCTTCGCCGTAGGTGCTGTTGCCAGAAACACACAGCTTGGTGCCT